GTACCCAAGGGGTAGGGGCGGTGACGGCTAAGTTAGTCTCTCCATTTTACATCCCTCCAGCTTCTGGCAGTAGCTTTCCTAACTCAAAGGCCCAAGGAACATTTGTCGATTCATCTGCATCGAATGCCAGAAACTATGTTTCGACAGAAGGGGGGAATGTAGATTTAGCAAACATGTACCTAGAGGGTGGAACAGGTCCTATCCAAAACCAAGATTTTGACACGAACGACGATTTTAGGATGAACACCATGATAGCAATAAAAACAGGAACGTAAGATGTCAAGATTTGGAATACCCAGCTTTGGAAGAGACCCATTAGCCTATCAAGACGCTAGGCTCTCGGGTGTTCCAACAGTGGAGGGTCCAAGAGACCCAACAGTCAACGATACAAACTACCCTCTTCAGACAATTTGGAGAAACAGCGTCACTTTCCGAGAGTGCATGCTTGTCGGGTTCACAAACGGAGAGGCAATCTGGCGTTGCTTTACTGATGCAGATGGTTCCGTTCTTGAGCTAAGAGCCGACGACGGCAACCTGGTTCAGCCAGGTGGTGGAATTATCGACATTGAAGGGGAAGCAGTTACATCGGCAACCATTGCAGTCCCAGTCTTCACAAATGGAGGGACCGCCAACACAATGAAACTCCAGGTTCAACTTGGATCAGCTGTTAGCCCCACCCCAGTCGACCTAAATGATGCTGGACTCCTTAGCGCCAACAACAACCAATTCGTGGTTGATGCCACCTCTGGCATGTTCTCGTTGAAAGGAGATACTACAAACCAGGCTATTCAATCAGTAGACGTAGATTTCAATACAGCTCCCGGGACAGATCCCGTATTAGCAAACGCATCTGGTCAGATTTCAGTCAAAGGAAATACGGTCACAAACGCTACGAATGCAAACGCTCCGGTAGCCACACACTCAAGAGCGGCTAACGAGTTTCATGTGGAAGTGCAGCAAGCAACGACTGTAGCTCCTGCACCTGGTGATCCATTTGATATTGGACTTTCCAGCTACAACAATAAGCAATTCGATATTACAGGGAACGGATGGGTAAGCCTAAATTCATCACACTCACAAAGTCTTGGCTTTAGCAATATTGGATTTGATATTACCTCAGGTGTGTTTTCTGTAAGAGGCTCAGATGCTGACCTAAGCACGACCAATTACGCAACAGTAACTCTATTCAGCAAAGCCAATTCTGGCGAACTTGTCACAGTTAAAGTAGAAGCTAATCAATCATTTCAAGATGGTAACGCAACATCTGAAATTATTGGAAACCTGTTTGGTCTCACCACTGGTGTTGCTTCTACTCAAAACATTTTGTTCACAGTTTACGCTGTATTGAATGACGACGAGGATAACATCCAGTTTATGTTGTGTCGTCTTCCTGGACTTACAGTATCTCCATTAGCAGCTAATATAGGTGCGCCAGATGATGCGGTTGCTGATATCCAATCTGCATTTTGGAGTTTAGATAACATAGATGAAACCCTATACGATGCAAACCCATGTGTAGGAGTAGGAACTATCCTGATGATGAAAGACGCTTCAGATGATTGGACTGTTAGCGAAGTGTCATCAGCTTCTGGACTTGGAGATAGCGGAATAGGTCCAGGTTCTAGTGGTGTAAATAAGGTATTGGTGATGCCTGCTGGACAATTTGGGGCGGCATCTGGAAAAAGGTTCACAGACAATGGTGGTACAGCCCCAGGATTTAATGGGTTTTTCTACAATTACATCCTGGATGCTGAAAACCTTTTAGTGTCGATCGATTTCTCCTCTGGCAACAACGACGTAGCAGGGGTAGGAGCTGTCACGGCCGAGCTTGCCCTTCCATTTATTTTAGGCCCCAACATTTCAACAGCTAGACAGTATATCGCAGGAGGAGCTGTATTCTTTGACAACAGCGCGGGGACCTACACAAACTTAGTGGTGAACATTCCAGACAGCAGTAATTTAGCATCCTTTTATCTGAACGGAGGAACGGCTAAATTGCAGAACCAAGACTTCGATGCAAACGACAGGATTTTTGGTTTCTTCACCTATAGAATAAGTAACAATGAATAGGAGAAATTATGCAACCCCAATCAGTAGACCCTTCAGAAAACAGAGATGAATTTCAACGTAGACTTGAATCATCTAACTGCTGGAAGGAGCATTTTACGGACCTTGAAGTCATAGATGCGCTAATAGATGCAGATGCTGAAAAGCTTCAGAAAATCAGAGACATGAAAGCGGCCTGTGCAGCTCATGTTAAAAAATACATGGATCAATACGATGCAGCAAAAGACAAAGAAGCCAAGCAAGCCGTTGTCGGCTCTGTGGTCAAATACAAACCTGCGTAGGTGGATTGTGAGAATTGTAGTAGCGATGATACTGGCGGCGTGCACGTTTGGTGCTTGCTCTAAATTGAATCAATATATCGGTCTACCAGACGACAATCCTGCGGAAGAGATTCTAGAGCAACAGATTAAAAACGAAACTGGGTTTGAAGTTGACCTAACCCCCGAATCACCAGAACGTTAAAATTAAACTTGTCTCCAATCCGCGATCTTTATACATTCTTAACGAAAAATAAAGGGGGTATGAAACCCCCTTCGTTTACGCGATAGCAGCTTCACGTTCAGGACGTTTACGGTGTATCCAACCATGGCACTTAGTGCAAACCCAGATGACCTCAAGTGGCTTTGAGTAGTCATAATGGTGTCCTTCAACGTCTTTGCTTTCGCACCCACAAACCTGGCAGGTATTGAGCTTTGTCACTTCTCCTTTGAATACGGCGTAATTCAGGAGCTTGTGAGCCTTAATCCTGTCGGGATTGTTTTGATTCCATCGGCGAGTCACTTCCCTGTGTTTTTTCCTCGCTCGCTTTTGGTATTCGTTAACCTTGTCACGGTTATCGCGTTGCCATTGTCTACACACTTCCATGTGTTTCTCTCGATTTTCAGCATAATATTTCTTGGAGTGAGCGCATGAACATTCCTTGCAGACGGCACGTCTACCGTCCTTAAACCCCTTATGTCTGTGAAACGATTCGAGAGGAAGTGTCTTCTGACATTTCTTACATGTCTTCATCTTGCCTCCTACGTTATGAATTTGCGCTATAGGCCATGTTGTTGCCATATAGCGCCGATAACTATAGCAAAAGAAAGGTTTTTGGTCATTGCTCTTTCATGGCTGTGATCTTCCAAAACCCTATTTGCTCTCTACGAAACTCATCGAGGTCCTTCTTATCGATGTTGTACTTTTCGCACACCTTGTCCCAGTCGATCGTCCCTTTTTGGCTGACGCGAGTAAGACGGATTCCATACCCTTGGCAGTTCCCATCATCGGTGAATTCTATGAGTTTATCTCGGTAGAATTTCTCTTGCTGCTTTGCATGTTCAAGCGTCTCTTTTGCTTGCTGCCATGCCAACGCATTTTCACCAAAGTCAGGGTCATCGATCTCAATATGATCTCGATTTGATGGCGCCGGGGGGTCATATTCTAGAAGACAGTTGCGAAACTGTAAAGCTTCCTGAAAGGTTTTCTCTATGAAGTCTTCATCATAGGGAACCTCTACCACGCAGAGGTCATCTGAGTTCCATGAGCAGTAGTAAGCCTCTCTGCACCCAGAGACAAACATCTGCCACTGCACTTGCGGATAGTATTTCTCAGGTAAACGGCCCTCCTTGGCCTCCGCATGGTCATCCTTGTTACAGCATTTAATCTCGATCAATACATCATGTTCCTCATTATATCCATCTAAAGATGCAATGGCCCAGTCGTGTTCTTTGTGCTGCATGGTCTTATCGTCTAGCCTGTATCCCAGGCGCTGCTGCATCAACTCACGCACATGACTCTCGTTCTCATGCCCGAATCTCATCCCGGCATGCATCTGTTGCTCTGGCTCAAAGCCAAGCTTGCGTTTCCACAGAAGAAGCGGTGTGCAGTAAGGTGACACCCCAATGATAATCGGGATGTCACTTGCTCCGATCTTCTGCCTTCGCCATTCTTTCCACTCGTCTGTGTTTTGCTCAGGCAGATTAGACATTTACTTTTCCTCTCTGTTCGGTTGTTCCAAAGAAACGTGAGAGGAGACGCCATAAAAAGAGATAAGGTTTAGCTCCTTGACCTTCTCTAGCTCCTCGCTGATAATCTTTAGACACTCTCTTTTGTCTAGTGTGGCAGCCTTGGGTCCTTTTAGGTAAGCTTCGATGCAATTTTCGATCAAGCCAGTCAAAACAGACTTCTCCAAGATCGACACTTCTACTTGTACTTTCATGATATTCCTTGTGTTTAACGGTTAAAGAATTGTATGTTAGTTCCGTGGATGGAGGGAACATGTCGCCGTATGAGTTTAACACGATTTCGCAGTCCGGATAAACCACAACTGGCTTGGTTCCCACCATTACAATCTCTCTGAATGGTCCGAAGTTACTGAGCTTCAGATACGCATTCCTCCTCGTCTTTGTTTTCATTCTTCATCTTCTCCATTCTTACTTTCACAAACTTTCGGCAAGCCTCTAGTTGTGTTTCTTTTATCTCGTAAACACTCGTTACTTTACATAATTTCAAAACCTCTTTTCGTAAATCCTCATGACCATTGAGGTATTTATCGATCTCTTCAGCCTTTTCCTTGCTAACGACCGCCTCAACTTTAGGAGCTGGTGCCACACGCGCATCGGCCTGGTCCATCTCTTCCTCGGTGTAAAGACCACTGAGGTCAGCTGGGAACGCACGTCTAAGAGCGCGAGCCTCAGCACACTTTTCAATCATCACGTGAGGCATCTTGCGCCATAGACCCTGACCGGGATTGTATTCCTGAAGAAAAGCAGTCGCACTAATCTGGTGCCACATCCCATCAGCTGTCAGCTTCTTGACATATACCTTGGCTCCCATCAAACGGTTCTTGTCATCATAGATAAACTGCGTGTCATCACCAGGCGCATACTTGCCCGTTCTCTCTGCCACAAGACGGAAGCCATCAATACCCGTCTGAATGCACATGCGACCTCCACGCTTAATCGCGTAGATTTGCTTGGCAATTGGATCGAGATTCACCTGCTTGCATACGTGAGCAAACACCATCAGCTCATCATGTGTCAGACCAGGAGCAATGACATTCTGGATAATTTTGGCCTGTTCAGATGACCAATATTGCTCGATAGCCATCGAACTCTCCTGTTTTGCCGGAACGTTGCTAGTCATTGTGACCTCCTGCGCGCTCAAGTTCATTAACCCACACAAACTGCTGTAAGTTGTTGATCTTCTCTTTATGGTTTATCAGCTCACCAGCAAGAGTCTTGTTGGCTTGCTCAAGATATACGCATCGATCGTACAACTCAGTCACGCATTCACGCGTTGTGTAAACTTGGGTGCCTAGTATTGCTACCATCCCAATCAGTAATGAGAAAATTATTTTATTCATATCTAATCATTGCCTCTCGTTTTAATTGTTCAACTTCTTCCAATTCCATATCTTCCTCGTATTCCCAGCCGCACTCTTCAACGACTTGATCTCTGCACTCCTCAGAGCAGAGGGGATGTTCTTCCAAATGGTCCCACCAAGCGTAACGGACATCTGGGTTTTCACCATGCATTTCATCATGGAAAACAAAGAATTCTTTGCAGCATGGGCATTCTTCATATGTGTACCTCTCAACGTGGGGTTCTAGTGGTGGTTCACTGATTAGCATTTTGGTCCTCCTCGATAAGCATTTCTAATCCTGCCTTGTAGAGCATGATCATTTGTTTCTGGGTGAGATACTTCTGACCAGACACCGCTGTGATGTAGTAAGCAGACTTGTTCTTGGGCACGAAATACTCACTTGGGAAGCTTGGTCCGCGCTCTGTCATCTTGATAAACACTGGGGTATCCATCGGGATCTCCTGTTAAAGTTACCTCTATGATAGGGTGGTTGAGTATTTATCGCAAGGAAAAAGTTATCAGAGAGATAATTTTTCTTCTTGAACTCAAGCTATCTCTATGGTATTGTATGAAGGAGCGAAAACTAATCAGGTGGAATAGACGCATGTTATTACGAGATTATTTAAAAACAGAAAACATCATGGTCAAGCATTTTGCTGAGATGATGGGTACTTCACCTACTTATTTATCCCATATTTTGAAAGGAAGACGACGAGTAGGTATTGACCTTGCTAAAAAGATTGAGCAGTTAACGGATGGTAAGGTTAGTCGGGTAGAGGCCATTTACCCTGAAGACTTTGAGGAGAAGAATGGGGAACACACCCAGATGAAATTTAACACTCATCCGAAGCCTAACCCTTAATATATAGCAATAAAAAAAGGGTATCGTTATGATACCCCTTTATCGCAGACGGCATAAAGCCTCTATGATTTGGCGATCGTAGGCTTTATGCGATTGAAAACTGAAAGATGCGTGCTGTCTTGTATCTTCACAACACTGAGGTGATTAATGCAAGAATACCATAACACGCAAGAGAATACAACACAAGAATATCAATCCGTACCCTTCCTTTCCATCTGCGCAATAGCAGATTCGTACGAACACTCATTGACCATAGATAGAATACTTTACGAGATGACCGGCGACCTAGAGTCTGCTGCGATTATGTCCCGTTTGCGCTACTGGTTTTCTCCATCAAAGATAAACGGTCAGACAAGGGCCAAGTCTAGACACGATGGAAAACTATGGTTGGCGAGGAAAGATGATGAATGGGAAGAAGAAGCCTGTGTTCGTGTTAAGCAGATGCCGAGAGTAAAGAAACACCTCAAGAAGTTGGGGCTTGTGAACATTGCTATCTACAAATGGGATGGAAATCCGACCACTCATTGGCACCTTAATGTTCAGAAGTTTACGGAGATGTACAATGAAACAATTCAAAAAATGATTTCGAAATACCCCAATGGGGAAAAAGGGGATACCCCAATGGGGAAAAAGGAAAACCCCCAACGGGGAAAGTCCATTAACAAGCATATTCCTCATGCATCTTCCTCAAGCTCGATAGAGCATATATGCGCCGAAGGCGAAAATGCCTTTTCAGGAGAATTAGATGAATTAGGAAATGCTGTCTTCCACGAAACGTACAACCTCAAGGGTAAAGGTAAAGAAAACTACGATTCGCTCACAGAGGACCAGAAACGCGCTGTACGGCTATTACGCAATGTACCCCCTACCTCGAGTCAAGATTCCCGTTTTGAGCTCATCACGGCCTTTAATGTGGCTAGAAACAAGGGTCTTGATGGGGTTCGCAAAGCAATCATGGTCTACAAGCAGAGGTTGGAGAGAGGAGACACGCCTAATGTGATGGGCGCTTATCTTCTTAAGATCATCAATGAAGGTCATGAACCATTGCCGGAACACGCAGATCAAAACAAACGAGCGTGGTTAGATAAGAAGAGCAAGTTTCCTCATGGGAGCTATGACGAGAGATGGGATGGTGTGATCTTTCATTTTTATCCAAATCGGGAGTTGAACTACAGAATGTCACATGAGGTTTTTGTCACACAGCTTAGGAATGCATTCCAAGATTTGAAGGAGAGAGAATAATGTATAGCACAATGAAGACAAAGGAGTTTGTGTATCATGAAACCACGTTTCACTAAACACAAGTTTGGTGCCAAGCGTACGCAGACAGACGACATCAAGTTTGACTCAAAGCTAGAGGCTAACTACTACCGCAAGCTCAAGATGGCAGTTTCCTCCGGGGAGCTGCTCTTTTTTTTGCGTCAGCCGCTCTTTGATTTAGGAGGTGGGGTGACCTACAAGGCCGACTTTGCTGAGTATTGGGCAGACGGCGAGGTAAAGTTCACAGACGTAAAGGGTGTGGAAACGAAAGACTTCGTTATGAAAAAAAAATTGGTTGAATCACTTTACCCTATTACTATAAATGTGGTAAAAAAGGTTTAATATATAGCAATAGGAGCCTCTCATGCCCTTTGAGTCCGAAGCACAGAGACGTTTTATGCACGCTGTGAACCCTACTTTAGCGAAGGAATTTGAAAAGAAAACGCCGAAGGGAAAAAAGTTGCCTAAAAAAAAGAAGTCTCAGAGTGTGAGGGCCAAGGGGAAAAAGAAGTGAGAGCCGATATGAATTCCAAGCTTAAGCAGAAGAAGGTGGTTACGATTCATTTGACGCGTATCGACCTTGAGAACATACGGGCTGGTGAGTCCGTGAAGGCGCCGGTCAAGACGACCTTCGAAACTGAAGTACCTTATGAAGTGGTGGTGTTGTTAGATGGTAAAAAGGACGAGGATTACAGACAAGGATGTAGCTAATTTCGCTGCCCTCTTATGGGGATGGTCGCAGTCGCAGACATCGTGTTTCTTTTGTCAATTCTGGCGTTCTGTCGGAATGAGCGAGATGCAATTCTACCGCAGAGTATGGATGGCACAAGACCAGGTGCCGGACTTCAATCTAGATGAAATCAAGAAGAACCTAAAGAAGAACCGATTCTTGAAAAATCAAGGGAGTAGGTGTGTCAAAACCGCGGAAAAAATCAGTATCAATCATGAAAGGCAAGAAGGTTTCCCCGAAAAAAGCTGCAAGTATGCGCAAGAAGGCCGGAGGCTCTAATGTTGGTGAGTATTCTAAGTTGGGTAAGGGAGAGTTTGCGGGCCCGTCGGGAGGCGCGCCGAAGGGGTCTTATCCGATTAACACTAGAAAGCGGGCTAAAGCGGCGCTCGCCTATGCTCATAACGCCCCAAATCCTAGCGGCATCAAGAAAGCTGTCAAATCCAAGTACCCAAGCTTGGATACGGGGAAAAAGCCCAAAAGCAAGAAGTAGATTAACCATGGCACCATGTGGGGATTACTACCCGGACGCTGACTGGTGTCATACATTTGATGAGGATGAGCCATTTGAAGAAAGTATCGATCAATCAGAAGTGTGATCTTTGCCATGAGGCAACGGTTACCAACCTGCATGTGGTGTTGAAAGAGTTACGCCTATGCCAAGCATGTTCCCAAAAGCACAAGGACGATCAGACAACAGAGAAGTGTGAGGATTGCGGAGAGGAAGCGTTAGGCTGCAGGTGCGAGGATTACACATTGAAAGATGCTTACGACGATTTGAATGACATCCATGACCTTTTGATGTGTCTATTTGTCACAGCCAGTCACCCCGGCATCCATCAGTTTGAAGGCAAGCCGCATCTGACATTGATCAATCTTATTGGCAACCGCGTACATAGCGTCGCCGAAAACCTAAAGGATATTTATGAGTGAAGCACCCAAAGAGACAAAGGAGCTTGATCCAGAGGAAGAGATCCTAATCAAGCGTAAAGATTTCAAAGCTGAATTGCAGAAGGCTCATGAGAATGGCACCCAAGTGAAGTACATGATTTTGATGAACTTCCTCTTTGCCATGTGTGAGTTTTATGCGGACTCCTTCAAGCCGCCAAATGTAGCCATGAAGGATTTCCTCAAGTTCACGCTGTACACCCTAAATAAGGAGTATGAGAAAAAGTATGAGCCAAAAAAAGACGATGAAGAAGGCAAACAGCAAGCTCAAGAAAGTCAAGTCGCACCTGAAGGAGGACATCAAAATGTTCCAGAAGGAAGCGAAGGAGGACAAGAAGCTGATCAAAAGCCTAAAGAAGAAGAGGTGAGCAATGTGTAGGATGATCTTTCTAGCAATCACCACAGGTGCTTTGCTAACTAGCTGCCAAGGGATGGTAAGTGCCGGGTATCATTTGGATGCTGCCTGGAGTAACCCACAATCTCCACAGGAGAAACCATCGGAGGAGTAAATGTACTGGGATGAGAACGGAGTTGGCTATTTCCTTGATCCCACCCCAGACAGTGACTACGAAACCAGACAATGGAGACGTTTTCGAGAATATGATGAGCGAAACCCTCATATTTGGGAAGCGTTTAAAGCGATTACAGAGCAAGCGATAGGGAAGGGACACAAGAAGTTAGGGGCATCCTTTGTAGGGAACATCATTAGATGGGAAAGACCAGAGGTGGCAGAAGGGGACATATTCAAAGTCAACAACGACTTTTTCCCTTACTACGCCAGGAAATATATGAAGGAACACCCCGAGCACAGACGCGTGTTCGAGGTTAGGAAGCTGAGAGCCATATGAGTAAGAAGAGTAAAAGTAAGCCATTAGTCTGGACCGAGGAAAAACGCAAGGAGCTGGGTGAAAGCTTGGTGGAATTCTCTAAGCTGGACCATGTCTTTCATCTTGTCCAGTGGACTCGGGAGCAGAACAAGACATCTGCTTGGTGGTATGACATGCAACAAAAGTACCCGGACCTGGTTGAATACCATGAGCAAGCCAAGGAGATACTTGGTGGTAAAATCATGCGTTTGGCCTTTGAAAACGGCAATAACTGGGCCATACAGACATTCCTTCCCATATACCTTAAGGACCTCAAGAAACACCTCGATCAGAACCAAGATGAGGAGTATGCCCGTAAGAAGGACCTTGAGAAATACAAGAACAGCTTGAATCAGGCAAGAGAAGATGAGGCTCTGGCCAAGATAGAGAGATTTGATAAGAGCCAGGAACTCATGGTGCAGATGATGAAGCTCATGGATTTCCTGAAGGAAAAAGATTTACTGGAGGAGTTCCAAAATGAGCAAAGTGAAAGTTAAGTTCGAAGTTGTAGAAGAATTCAAAGGCACCACAGTCGACGCGATCAAGCAAGAAGCAGAAGATATCGTCGCTAAGGTGCAATCTGTCATTCCAAGTGCAACATTTCAAGACTTAGAGGTTGTGCCGGATGAACCTGACGTACCCGCTGAGTGATAAGCAAGTCCGCTCCTACGATGAGAGCAACAAACGTATCAACATATGGGAAGGCTCTGTTCGTTCTGGCAAGTCTTTTATTTCTATCCTGCGTCTTATTAAGGAGCTGCGGTTTGGAGCCCCTGGCCACGTCATGATTGTCGGTCCCACCCGGGACTCTATCCAACGTAATGTATTGGCTGAACTCTGTGACCTATTGGGGTTTCCAATCCCCACGCCAAAATCTACTCAGATGGTAATCTTCGATCGTGTTATACACCTGGTTGGGGCGTCAGATGAACGTTCTCAAAGGCGTATTCAAGGAAGCACGCTTGCCATAGCATATGTAGATGAAATCACCCTCATACCGCAGGGTTTCGTCAAAATGTTGCTGTCCCGTCTTTCAGTTCCTGGCGCCCGTCTTTTTGCCACGACGAACCCCGACAGTCCGTTTCACTGGCTCAAGACAGAGTTCCTTGAGAATGACAAGCTAGATTTAGCCTCCTGGAAGTTTCGTATCGATGACAACCCATCCCTTGATAAGGCATACGTTGACGCGCTGAAGAACGAGTATCAGGGTCTGTGGTACAGGCGATACATAGATGGTGACTGGGTCTTAGCTGACGGCACAGTGTATGAATTCTTCGATGAAGAGCAGCACGTCTTTGACTTTCCAAACAAAAGAGCCGAATACTACATCGTCGGCATTGACTACGGAACCACCAACCCCACCGTTTTCACCCTAATAGGGTACAACCCCTCTCACTATCCGAACATCTGGCTTGAGCGCGAGTATTACTATTCCTCCAAGGAACACAACAGGCAGAAGACAGACACCGAGTACGCAGAGGACCTCAAGGATTTCATCAGTGGCGTTAACGTCCAGGCAATCTATCTTGACCCATCCGCAGCGTCTTTCCGCGCCGAGCTTTATCGTCAAGGAGTGGACCAAGTCTACGACGCAGACAACGACGTGCTCAATGGCATTCGTTTTCAGTCTCAATTGCTAGCCAATGGTACCTACAAGATAAGCAAAAGGTGCAAGAATACTATCCGCGAATATGCTACATATGTATGGGATACGAAAGCTTCTGAGAAAGGAGACGATAAGCCAGTAAAAGACCATGACCACTGCATGGATGCGCAGCGTTATGCTCTATACACACACTTTGGCCAATCGCTTGACGGCATCATGAAGCCCGAAGATGTAGACCGTATGTACGCCGAAGCGATGGGTTTCAACCAGACCATCCCCCGTCAGTTTCAGCAGCCGTATGAAATTAGTGGAAATTCTTATTACTAATTGCTATAAATTATGGTATAAGAAAGATATTTATAGGAACGTAATTGATGGACTGGATCAAGGTATCAGATGACCTACCTGTGGACGATCGGCTTGTGTTGGCTTGGGGCCGTTACGTTGCTGATCGTAGCGATTGCCATGAAGTGGCTAAATTTCGAAGAGCGATAGGGTGGAACGTAGCTCCATTTATGGAGGTAGAAGCCTGGACATATTTTGACGAGCATCCATCGAGAAAGAGTGAAGCTCCTGCAGTGAAGGAGAGTGAGACTAAAAAAAAAGAGGTAGCTCCGGGATTATTTAACCGATGGTTCAATCCAGGTGAGTGATGAGTGATGACATGTGGGCAACCAACCAGTTGCAAAGTCTAAGGATCGTAGACGGCTGGTGTTTTTATAACAACGGGTGGTGGTACAAGGCTGGAAAGAGGTTTTGCTTCTACCAGGATGTCAATGTACCCACTGATTATCTCGTTCAGGCTCACTGGATGAATGGAGAAGAGACGTTAACGGATACGTTTCGCATTCAGCTGGATTATCCGATAGCAGGATTCAACAAAGTGCGTGAGGAAGAGATGTCAGTTGCACTACGCAAAGCCGAATCATGCATCAAAAAACATGCGGTAGAGGTGTAATATGACGTTGACCAGGAACAATATCAGTGAGCAATACTACGTTGACTCATCGAGCGGTGATCAGGCAATCCTGCAGAGAATGGACGATGTCTATTCGGAGGCCATCACACTCAATCAAAGTTTTTGGTCAGAAGCAGACATAGACACTCGCTTCAAAGCCGGGGATCAAACCCTGTGGAATGATGTATACGGTAACCTACCAGCCTTTCGAAGGAAGCAATTCTATTTCAACCGTATCCGTCGGGTAGTGAACATGATCACCGGGCACCAGCGCAAGCACAGAAAGTCTGTCGTTGCCATCCCCGTTGAAAACTCAGACAATCAGACCGCCGATCAGTACACCAAGCTTCTCTTTTGGGCTATGAACCGATCCAATGCGCAAGAGTGCATCTCTCGCGCCTTTGAAGCAGGCTCTGTCACAACAGGGATGAGCCTCATCAACCTATGGATGGACTACAACCATGACCCTATCAGCGGCGATATTCACTGCGATCATGTGGCTTACAATGGTTTTCTTATTGATCCTTATTTTAAGCATACTGATCTTTCCGACTGCAACTTCATCTGGCGCAGACAGTGGCTTAGCAAGAATGCGCTCAAAGCTATCCTTCCTGGTAGGAATAAAGAGATAGACGCCATGCATTCCCGTGGCAATCGAGACGGGAAGTTCCAGTTCCAAGCAGAGGCGTACAACTACGCCATGTATGAGTTGCTCTCCTATGATGAGTATTGGTATCGCGACATGCGTGAGCAGATTGTTCTCGTCGATCTCCAGACTGGGGAAACTATGGAGTGGCAGGGCAAAGACGAAGAAGACTTAAACATGTTCTTGATGAACAACCCCCGCATAAAGAAAAGAAAATCCACCGTGCCAACGACACGTCTTGCGATTGTGGTGGAAGGGAAGGTGATGTACGATGGACCTAATCCTCTGGGTATTGACCGATATCCTTTTGTACCTTTTCTTGGCTATTATGAGCCTGAAATACCTTATTTCCCTTGGCGCGTCCAAGGAGTTGTGCGTAATCTTCGCGATTCTCAATTTCTGTATAATCGCCGTAAAATTATCGAGCTTGACATTCTTGAGAGTCAGGTCACCTCAGGATTTAAGTACAAGGTCGATTCTTTGGTCAATCCTAAGGACATCTACCTTGAGGGACAAGGGCGCGGGATTGCGATCAAGAAGAATGCGGAAATGTCCGATGTGGAGAAGATTATGCCACCGGATATTCCCCCCTCAATGATTCAACTCTCTCAGCTGCTTGGTCAGGAGATTCAGGAAATTAGCGGTGTAAACGAGGAACTGCTAGGTTCTGCAGACGATGACAAAGCAGGCATTCTCTCTATGCTCAGGCAGGGATCGGGTTTAACTACACTTCAATCCCTCTTTGACAACCTAGATTCCAGTGTGAAGCTGCTTGGTTCCATTTACATGGAGCTCATGCAGAAGAATTTCAGCGTAGGGAAGGTCAAGCGCATCATCGGAGAGGAACCAACAGCCCAATTCTACAACAAAGCCTTCGGGAAGTACGACGTCCAAGTAGAGGAAGGGTTAAACACCAGCACACAGAGACAACTGCAGTTTGCACAGCTATTGCAGCTTAGAGAAGCAGGAATTCCAGTACCTGGAACCCTCCTACTTGATGCAAGCACCCTGCAGAACAAGAACGCTCTTATGGAAGCCGTACAACAAGCCGAGCAGCAGCAAGCGCAACAACAGCAACAACAGGCGCAGATGCAGATGCTCATGATGCAGAAGCAGGCAGAGAGCCTAGATTCCAAGTCACTTGCCGATCAGGGTCTTGGTGTTGAAAGACTCAGCAGAGTACAGGAAAACCGTGCACTCGCCGTGGAAAGGCTGGCAGAAAGCCGCAAAGACCAGCAACTCGGCGCATTGCACATGGCAAAAGCGATGAAGGAGCTTGAGGATCTAGACACAATGGAGCTTGAGCGCCTAGTCAATCTCGTCCTTTTAGTCAAAGAAAAAATGATGGCAGAAAGGACAGAAAAGGATATGATAATGGGTGAGGCACCAATGGGTGGTTCACAGCCTGAAGAGGGTGAAGCGGCAGACGTCATGAGTGGCGTCCTCTCCCTTTAGGTGATTAGAGGAAATTAACCTTGTCCGAGAGGACAGTTTTCACCAAGGAGTTAACAATGGCGAAAAGATACTACGACAAAGCCGAGAATGACGGCGGCATGATCAAGTCTGTAAAGAATGATTTTGCGAATATGCCACAGGAAGTAAAGCATAAAGCTTATCCTAAAGGCGATTATGGATGCCCTGGAGGTTACAGAGATAACCGAGAAGGTATCGATGCTTACGCAAAAGAAAACTACATGAAAGTGAAGAAGCAAATTCGCAAACCCTCCGATGCGTGAGGTGAATCATGTATAAAGACGCGAGCAAAAAGCCGAAGGCTGCAAGTAAACCCTCAGAGCGTGACTATCCCTTTTCAATGGAGAATCATTACAAGGGTGAGCGAAAGGCGCAGAACGACCCGGTTGGGACACAGTCTTATGCATCTAATGCGTATGGACAAGATGACCGAGCCAATTGGGTGGATCGCAGCTAATAAAAAGGGCCTCTTTCGGGAGGCCCACTATTAACTATTATATTGGAGGAGTCTTGACCAAGGAAAAACAGGAGAAAAAAACCTCAGTCGGAGAGGAAGCGTACAAACGCTTGCTCAATCCAGACGATAAACAAGGCATAATTGATACGCAACGAGAAATTGATAAAGAATACTTTAAAGAATTAGAAGCGTGCGTAAAAAGAGTTAAAGGAAAGCCTAATTTCGAGGGTGATTTCTTTGTAGTTGTCATGGTTAAAAAAGAAAGACTCATGGAGAACGTCATTCGGCGTTATTTCATTCCACGTCAAACCCTTCCCACCCCGGACTTTGATCAGACCGTTTGGAGAATCAGAAAATCAGGGGATGCGGAATTCATCTGGTGTACGCCAGACCACAATACCTGCCAAGAAATCTATCACCATCCTGAGAAAGTGCCCGCTGATGAACAGTGGCTTTATCAGATGGTAAAAGCTTTGATGGAAGGCAGATTATATCACGAAGCCTGTGCCAACTTTAACATCCCTGTAGACGTCGACACAGAAAAACCTGGTCAATTGGTTCTTACAGAAAGCTAGTCAGCATCCTCATGACAATCTGCATCTTCTGCAGCAGCTTGACTTTCTTTGTAGGCTGCACCTGGTTCGTCTGAACCGGGGTATTCATCTGGCCATTCACAAGCAAACATTGGTGTTTTCAGTGCCGCATTCAGTGAATCACGGTACGCCGCCCCTGCGTCCGCATGCGCTGATGCTGCATGAAACCCCTTAGTCTGTGTGGAATGGCAGTTGTGACACCCAGCTAATAGTACCGTGGCGCTTGCCAGTATTAGTTGTATTTTCACATTGTCTCATTCCTTGTACGTCGTTTTGATGGATAGAATAAACAATCCGAGTAACACCATCAGAAACATAACGTACGTAACGTTTGGTCCTATGTACTTGATCAACCACTCCTCTATCATCACTCACGGATCCCGTCTCAACTTCCGTGATTCGATATTGCAAAGTCGACCGTGGAAATCCTTAATTTCCTCGTGGATAGCCATGACCTCTTGTCTTATTGCATCTGTCTTGTTGTCCATATGGCGCCAGTCCGCCCTTGACTCGGCGCGAAACCAGACAATCAATCCAGCATTAGCAAGGAAGAGTGAGAGTATCTGTAGCCATTCCATTATATTCATCCAATAGGATTAAGTATTGTGCGACGGCTTCGACTAGCATGAAATGGTTGTGCTCATATTCATAGGGCCGTCCGTTGCCAACATTCTGACATTTGGCAAGTGCGCTCTTCACTTGCTTGAGTGTCATCCTGATTTCATCAGATAGCTTGTCTAGTGCGTAGTTATCGTCGCTCACAAAAACCTTTCTAATAATTGTGGTTTCGGTTATACCTTACCACAGAGATCAGATTCCCGCAAGAGGGAAATTTCCCCGTTACTATATAGAGTGCCTTTTCCCATAAAAACTTTCTAAATGCAACAGAAGATGTATTATCAGACGTTAAAAGAGTACATATCGAAAAAAGATATCTTATCATCTAGGTAGTCTAAATATAGGGGTATTTTTTCTGTAAATCATCAGGAAGTTCAGGGACGGGCAGCCAAGCAACAAAATCCTTGAACTAACGAACCATTGCTCAATCATATGTTTTGTCCCAAGATTCCATCATCAACCTAACTTCACCATAAAATTGTGCGAGGCTTCTAGAATCCGTTGGGTCGGTACCCTTCATCATTCCCCGTATTATAGATAGGAACTTCCCACTAGGGTCTGCAACAAGTAAAGCCTCTATCTGTTGGATGCGACTTTTGCAACAATCACACCTATCTTCTTCCTTATCTTCTACGGGTTTATCTTTGACTTTCCAGTAGCCACGTTTGTCAGTTGTTAGGTAAGGAACCTTTCCTCTATGGTCAGGTCGTATGGGTCTCCACCATTTCACTCCATATTCTCCATAGCTTTCCTCATCTCCATCAAAGCGTGCCCAATAGAATTTGGTGTATCCATCATCTCCGATATTTCGTATGAAACAAGCATAGTCACGGTTAACAGAACGTATGCGTTGATCTTCCTTATAGATAACCTCTACATATTGAAAGAGAGGAGGCATCTTTTTTTTGGTGCTTATCCATCCATATGGGTTCATTCTTCTTTCCTCACTGCTGTAAATCCTGACTTGCAACGTCGTTCCACTTCATCAGCCTTCTTGTGTCTCATTAAATACTTGGGGTCAAAGTCTGTATGTTGGGGTGACCACCACCACACCATGTATGTTCTGTTCGGATACCATAGACTTTGATCGGAAGGAGGGTATATTATATAGGAGACATCATAATACTTAGCGCATCTGTCCCACTTAGCGATTCCCTCATCATTCGGGAGGTGGTAGGGTTCAGTCAGTATAAATAAAGGAAAAGACTCACCTTTACGTCTCCACTGTGTAGTATGGTCAAATCCATCTGGATGGCTTCCATAGCTTCCACCTCGTTTATGTTTCAAACCCTGGATGCTGAAGTTGTTTCCAGAACGAATGAGTCCCGTTTCATCCATGAAATTAATGTATCGCATTGAAATAAGGGCAGCTTCCTTGCCATAATGCGTAGCTGATGAGTGATAATAACCCTTGTTTTCGTAGTGTTCGGGTTTGTCTTTGCACTCCATGCTTACCCATCCACTACCGTCCTGTTCAGTGTAAAAGCTTGTTATTCGTGGCATTAGAGAATTTCCTCTTTTTTAAGCTTGGCACCTTTAGCTGGTATTCCCCTGTATTGCAGATAGGTTTCTTCTGAGATGATTGCCATCTCTTTTATCTTTCCGCTCTTTAATACAGCAGCTACTTGGTAGAAATCACGGGCAATGTCTCTCACCCATTTGATGACCTTATCAGCCTCGGATATGTATATTTTTCCGACATTTTTGACCGCTTCCTCTGCTTCATGTACGATTTTCTTACATTGGTCTGCATTGTTCTTGTGAGAATTCTGCACATCTACTAGGAGGCCCTTTGACTGATTGCGAATCTCCTCGATTGACTTGACGTACTTGTCTGCTGCAACTCCGATCTTCTTTTCCTGGTCCTTCAAACGCCTCTTTATGTCCGCCACATCTTTCTTCTGCTTCTCTGCTGTTTTTGTTATCAGAGAGATAGCATCATCGAGTCTTTTCTGGTAATTGTACTCACGTTGTCTAAGCTCAATGATCACGCCAGACAGCGTATTCATCCGTTTGCTCAGAACAATGAGAGTCCCTGCCATGGTTAAAGTGGAAAGAGAGAGTATGACCTCTAGCATCTGGTTACCTCCTGGAGTTGTTGAAGTGTACGAATGTTTCGTACGATCCAGTCAGCTTTCTCATGCGTGATCTTGAGTTTGATCATGAGCATTGGAGCCGCTAGACGTCCAAAGTTGGCGTACATTTCGTGTATGACATTGGCTTCGTTCTCCGAAAGCCAATAGTTTTTGTCTTGTTTCTTCATTCATTTCCTCGAACATCACCTCAATGATGATCTCTAAAAGTTTACGCTTCTCGTCGGCGTTGTAGTCATTGAGTATGTTGCCCCATCTCGTCATTGGCACTCTCCCTTTTTTGCTTTATGTGTTTGTCTATGGCCTTTTGCGCAGCAGACTGAAAACGATCGTTGCGATCCCTTTCGAACGCAAAGTAGGGAAAGTATTGAGCGTCGGCATTTTCCTTTTCAACCTTCTTGCTTGGATACCCGACGAAGAAACCACCATTTTTCTTTCTAATGTACTTACAACCATTGAGGTGAAGTCCCCATTCAGGAATGAAAAAATTCACCAATGCAACCACTGAAGATCGCTCGTCACCCGTTGGATAATAACTCGTTATCTCAAGCATTTTTCACCTCATGTTATCTGTAGGATAGGATATCTCGAAAGGAAATTTATAGCAACGAAAAAACCATTGCTATATAGAAACGATATTTATAGACAAAAAAAACCATTAAATACTATCTTGAATGCAAGAGAACAGGCATCGCTAGCCCCCGTTAAGGGCACTGTCTCTTAGATTAAAGCTGTATGGGCGTCTCGCAAGCGCCAATTAAGAGGAAACATGACAGAAACAGAAAACGCTAACGTAGATCAGGAAGTCGTTAATCCTGCTGTAGAAGAAGTTTCCCAGGCGCAAGATCAAGCGGTTGGGCAAGAAGGGAATCCAGGTCAAGAACAGGTCGGCCAACCTGAGAATGACAAGGAATACAACTTCAAGCAAATCCGTGAGAACAATGCGCGATTACAGGCACAACTTGAGCAAGAACGTCGAGAACGTGAGCAGCTTCAGCAGATGGTTGAACAGAAGTTTGCCGATCAACTCAAACCTCAAGCAGAGGAAGAAGTTGACGAGCTAGCAGATGTTGCCGAGGACGACTGGCTGACTCGAAAGCATGCGGAAAAACTTGCCGAAAGGCGAGCACGAGAGATCGTGAAAAACATGCTGGCTGAGGAAAACCAGAAACGTGCAATCCAGGAGCTACCCAATCGTTTAAAGACTGAACATGCTGATTTTGAGTCTGTGGTCACTAAGGAAAATGTGGAATATTTAAAGGCTAACAAGCCTCATATTGCTGCAACCTTGGCGGCTACGAAAGACCCATACGCGCAAGCTTTAGCGGCCTATGATGCAATCAAGGCTTTTTGTCCGACTGCTCAGATGAAAGAGGAGGAGGATAGGATGGCTCAAAATGCTCAAAAGCCCGGGACACTCGGTGCTGCTCAGGCGCCTTCACCACTCACCGAGGCAAAAGCCTTGGAAAGGGGATTAACCCCTGAGATGAAGGCAAAGTATCATAAAGAAATGATCGCAGCCATGAGAGGTAGTTAGCCCCAACCTAAGGGGATAACTATATGAGTATCACAACTACGGGTGTTTTACCGGCTCCGGTACAACAATCGTTCTCGTATAAGTTGCTTTCCGTTCCAGTACCTTACATGATCCACAAGATCCCTGCGATGCTTAAGCAAATGCCTCGCAATGGGGGTACTACTCTACGGATGAGACGTTATAATCCTCTGAATACTGCTACAGTTCCGCTGGGCAACTCAGGGATTCAGCCGCCTCCACAGCAGCTAACGGCTGTAAATATCGATGCTGAGATGGATTTCTACGGCACCTATATTTACTTGAACGAACAAGTAACTCTACAAAACCAAGACCCTGTGCTTAATGAAGCATCTCAGCGTCTTGGGGTCTCACTACGTCAAACAGAAGATGAGTTGACTCGCGATATGCTCGCATCGTCTGCTTCCTTCGTGAACGGCGTTAACGGGACTAACGGCGATAATCCGACAGATTTGGCTCGTGAAGATATTGATGATATCATCCGCGTGCTTCTCTCTAACAATGCTTACAGCATCGCTGATGGCATCGAAGGGGAAGATCGTTTCGGTACATCACCAGTAAGAGACGCCTTCTTTGCGCTAGGAAACACAAACCTTATCGGCGACCTTGACAGAGTCACAGGTTTCATCGCTAAGATTCAGTATCCTAACCAAGATCGCACTCTTCGACCTGAATACGGTTCTGTTTCGAACCTCCGATTCTTACTCTCAAGCATCGGAAGCTTAACCCAAAACGCATCGCTTAACGGCGCTGACGTCTACAACATTTTCTGTTGTGGTTTGGAGGCTTTCTGCTGCATCGAGCAAGACGGCTATTCTTCACAGTTTATTTATAGACCACCTATCTATGACGGTCCTTTGGCCCTCAACGCTAGCGTGGGATACAAATTTGCTGAAGTACCTCGTATCACCAACGATGCGTGGGTCATTAACTACCGCGTAACACTATCAGTATAAGGAGGATTGACAAATGCCTGATTTTCAATTAGTAGCATCTGGTTCCTTCACAAGTGATGGGAACGCAAAGAACATTCCACTTCGCTCTGACTTCGATTTCTTCGAAACAGAGAATCACACTCAAATGGCGACTACCCAGGCTACTGGCCGTGGTGTTGTCTTCAATTGGAGACGTGGTTATGCAGCAGATTCCGCTTGGATGGTATCCAAGGAAGACGCCGCTAACACTGTGACTTATGAAGTGGTCACAAGCGGTGGATTTACTCGCGTAGATACATCAGTACAGGCTCCCGAAGCTGCACAAGCAACTTCAGGAACCGACGTTACAGCAGCAGACCCTGCGGTTGTTACCGTTACAGCTCACGGATACTCCACTGGAGATCGCGTAAGAATGTACGGTACGACTGCAATGCTTCAGATTGCAGGAATGGAATTCCATGTCACTCGTGTGGATGCGAACTCCTTCCAGCTTACATATCTGGACGCTTCTGGTTTTGCCGCCGCAGCGACAGCCGGATTTGCTCGTCGAATCCCAAATAACCCTATTTATGCGCCAGCTAAGAATTACATCACTGCGATCACACAAGCTGATCCAATGGTTGTAACTCTTTCACTGACTCATAACTTGGCTGTTGGCGACAAAGTGCGTCTGCATGTTTCTTCCGATTTCGGAATGACTCAAGCAGATGGCCTTGTTGGTGAAGTGACAGCCGTCAGCACAGCGAATAACACAATCACCCTAGGTGACATTGATTCGTCTGCGTTTGACGCGTTTGCTTTCCCAACATCTGCCGTTGCAGCTGGTGGGGTAACCCACGCTCACATCGTTCCTTTTGGAACAGTGGCAAACGGTGTTGACCAAGCATTGGACAACCAAGCGCAGATTATCATGCAGCTAGCCGCAGGTGCTGATAGTCCAGCAGGGTCTAACAATGACGTCATCTACTGGAGAGCATGGAAAGCCGGATTCGTTAACAACGAGTAGGTTTAGGAGGGTGGGGACGTCATGTCCCCTCCCGTTTCTACCAAATCGGTAGAAATTGGTAGGAAACTTGTAATAAGGAGCAAAACATGTCAGTCGAAGTAATTTCATCCACAGGGGTAGCGCACACAAAGAAGCGCGTATCTCCTGATGAGATTGAAAAAATGCGCAAAGACGCAAACAAAATGGTCAAAGGCGTATTCCGTTGCCATGAGCCAAGAGGTGGATCAGTGACTCTCGTATGGAGAGAGTATAAAGGTGATCCCATGAGACGCTGGACGTTTCAAGATGGCCAAGAGTATGAGATCCCTAAGGGTCTTGCAAAACACCTAAACTCAAATTGCAAATACTACAAGCATTCGCACATCTTGGGTCCAGACGGAAACCCCTTGGTTGACCAGAAAGGGAAAGAAGTCAGCCGAATGAACTTTGAATCTTTGGAGTTTTACGGATGACAATCTACCAGCCAAGCTTTTTCAAGCTTAGCGACGCGGATTATATCCCTAAACGTCGTGAGATTTCCGACGTTACTAATGCTTTAAATGCAGAAGTGACCACGACGGAAGACCACGGATATGCAGTGGGGCAGTTGGTAAGACTGCACGTGGACAAACGGTATGGAATGGAGCTTAACACAGTCAAAGCGACGGTCCTTACAGTACCAACAGCGACAACGTTCACCACTGATTTAGATACTACCCCGTTGGCAGCTTATGTGACGCCAACCTACAGCGATGGGAACGGATTTACTCAGTCACACGTCGTCCCAATCGATGGAGTTTTAGACAACGTGGCCACTTAAGGAGGCAAAATGAGTACATTGGCAAGAATACGCAAAAAGGTAAGGCGACTGACTGCGACGCCCGATGTGATTCAGCTTCCTGATTCAGAAATTGATGAGTACATCGACACCTTCTACGAACAAGACTTTCCGGCTCATCTCAAGCTTTTCTCTCTGCATAAAGTCTATTCCTTCTTTACAGAGCCGAACGAAGACAAGTACCAACTACCCGTAAACATCTACGGTTCCATCAATCCACCAATTTACATTGCTGGATACCAAAGCTACTACGATCAGGATCGAGAGAGTTTCTACAGAGTGTACCCCTTCATTGCCTACGATGAAGATGTGTCAACAGGAGACGGTTCAGCTGGTCCTTACACCTTTACTCTGACTAACACGCCGGTTCTCAAAAGGGAGTTTTCAGTATCCGCAGTGGATACTAACGGGGATACAATCACTCTCCAAGACGACGGAAGTGGGAATTTAACGCTTCCTGGGGACGCAACAGACCGTGGAGATATCAACTATGTCACAGGAGCTGTAACAGTCACTGACTGGAGCAATACAATCCCCACAACTAGCACCATCAACGCGCAGTATTTCCCTTACGTGGCAGCAAGACCCCTTGCGTGTCTCTTCTACGACAATGAGTTCGTTTTGCGCCCTGTTCCTGATAAGTCATACAAGGTCGAGGTGGAAGTCTACCAAAGACCCTCTCAGCTTCTAGACGCGGAGACTGATGAGCCAGACATTCAGCAGTGGTGGCAGTTCATCGCGTTTGGGGCAGCCTTAAAGATTTTGGAAGATAGACAAGACACTGAGACCATCGAGACTCTGATGCCACGCTTCGATGAGCAGAAGCAGCTTGTCTTACACAGGACGATTGTGCAGCAGACACCAGAGAGAACACCAACGATTTACTCAGAGCAATCGAGCTCGTTTTTCGGTGATAACCAAAGGCAGAGGTTTTAATGGGATACAATCCAAATGTGCCACAGCCTAATGACTTCGTGAGCCAGTCGCAAAAAGATATCCTGCAAAACTACCAGGAGATTGCGTCTCAGTTCATGCAAGATCACGTCATGATCGATCAAGAGGATATGAACCGTGGTAAGCACAAGAAAGTCACCTACAACGAGCAAGGATCAGACCCCACAACGATCGCTGATGAGATTGCTCTCTACACTAAGGATGTCTCAGGTCAGCCCGAGTATTTTGTCGCACCTGAGAGTGCCGGAACCGTATACCGCATTTCAAAAAGCGGCGACCTTCAGCCTGGACTCAAAGTGGAAGCGTCCGTGACATGGGACCTACAAGGAAACATCATCGAAGAAGATGCCCCTACAGAGGAAGACCCAGATCGCAAGAGACCCCTTCAGTTCAACGTCACCTCAGTGGTTCCTAACGAAGCATTGATTAATGGAGTTAATTTAGCCGACAACTGGACAGTTAACTTTACAAACGCCATTTCAACTACAGATTACTATTGGGTGCTTGGTTGGAACCTGGGTCCTACTATTCCAAGTTTGTTTCAAACTAGACCCGTTGTGTTTCACCCAACTAACAACGCAGCCTATGCATCCTCAGTAACAGCTAATTCAATTAGCATTACCGGATACCAATTAAACGACAACGTGACACCAAAGAGATCGCTAGGTAGAGGGTGGAGACTAAATTTAATCGTATATACGAGGAGTTAAGATGACATACAACCCAGACATTCCTCAGCCAAATGACGACATGTCATTGTCACAAGGTGACCTTCTCACGAACTTCACCGATCTGAACAACGTCTATGGAGTCAATGGCGATCACGTAGCCTTTGATGCTGCAGCAGATCGAGGAAAACACAACAAGACAACCTTTCCCTCTCTAGGAGCAGCGCCAGTTGATGGGTCCAACCTGACTCCTGCTGAGGAAGCCTATATACCGAACACAGAAGAAAACGACATGGCACTGTTCTCTTTGGAGGACAACAACGAGACCGAGCTTTTCTACCGCAAAGAGTCCAATGGCACAGTCAACCAAATGACAAAAGATAATGAGCTATTTATTCGCGCTCATCCCGTATTTGCCCTTAACTGGAGAGATCCATCACCTAACTCAAACACAGGAGCCGGAACCTACAACTTCACGGTGAGTAACAGCTTTAACTTTGACTCAGCCAACTCAAGAAGACTCACCTCAGGAAGGGCACGTTATGAATTTAGATTCACTGACCCAGTGTTGGACTCGGCTGGTAATCCAACTAATAATTATTTGTGGACAATCAGCGGCTTTGACTCCTCATCTAATCCGGTTGTTGGATTTGTTGATGAGACATCTACCTATGGAACATCTGTAGGCAACAACTTTATCCGCGTTGTCTTTAAGAACCAGAATGGAACGAGATTGTCCCAGCTGACTGCGGGATCAATCGTGTGTTGGAGATTTCAATAATGCCTAAATACTCTCCTACAACCATCGCTTATCAAGAGAGCGGGCTGATCCGAGATCGGCAGGCTTATGTCACGCCAAACGATGCTTTCGTTCAGCTTGACAATGCCTACGTTTGGAGAGGAATCACCAAGAGACGATTGGGTTATGAACTTCTTGGAAGACTGAGACGAAATCTAACAACGTTCAGCTACTTTGACACAGGAGTATCTCCTTGGTCTTTCAATCTGTTGACCATCAGTGGAAGAGTTTCGAATGTTGACATCTCCGGAGCACCTACCCTAGTCGTTACCACTCCGGTGGCGCATGGTCTATCTAACGGCGATGACGTGGTTTTTACAGGTGTTGGGGGTACAACTCAGCTCAACGGAAACACTTACACAATCGCCAATGTGACAGCGACTACCTTTGAGGTAACCCAAGCCGGACCAGGTGCCTACACTAGCGGCGGTTTCTGGATGTCAGACCGTGCTTTGGCAGATGAACCCAATGCTGACATCGAATGCGGATCGGTAGTGATTGTTTTGGACCCAGGTGGAGGGAACGAGGAAACTCTCACTGACCAGGGTGATGGCACCATGACTAGCACAGGTCCAGCCACTGGAACGATCAACTATGTGACAGGGGCCATTACCATTACTCATACGTTGGGAGCGGGCGTAGCCACCACAGTGTCTTATGCTTACCATCCCTGCTTGCCTTGCATGGGAGTGACCCAGAGGGAGCTCAATGCAATTAACGCTGAAGACACGATCTTTTTCGATCAGAAGTACGCCTATCAGTTTTCAGCTAGCACATTCGATGAGTTTCTTCCAGCTACAGGAATCAGCTGGAATAGCGACAACACGCAGTTTTTCTGGTGGACAAACTACTGGAACGTCAATCAAAACAAGCTTTTCTGGGTGACCAATTTCAATGCTGGAGCAGGAGGTGATCCGATCCGTTACACAGACGGGACGACCTGGACCAGCTTTTTACCGGCTCTTGATGGGGGCGCAACAACCTTCCTGCAACAAGCTTTAATGCTTATCCCCTATCGAGGCCGTCTCGTTGCGTTAAACACCTTTGAAGGTGCTACCCTAGCAGCTGCCACTCAAAACCCAAATAGAGCCCGTTGGAGCCAGAATGGGGACCCCACAGATCAGACCAACGGATGGAGGAGTGATGTACAAGGACGAGGAGGATTTGTCGACGCCCCAACAAACGAACATATTGTTAGTGCGGGATTTATCCGCGATACCCTCATCGTGTTTTTTGAAAGGTCAACTTGGAAGCTGCGATACACAGGCAATGAGATTCTTCCTTTTGTCTGGGAGAGAATTAATATTGAGCTTGGTGCGGAATCTACCTTTTCAATCGTTCGATTTGACAAAGGAATCTTGGCCGTTGGTGATAAGGCCATTGTCACCTGTGATGGAAACTACGTAGAGAGAATCGATCAGGCAATCCGTGATGAGGTATTCAAGATTCACAATGGCGATGATGGTGTAAAACGGGTACATGGAGTCCGGAATTTCTTCGAGCAGCTGGTTTATTGGGTATTTCCGTCAGCTGATGAAGACCCTATCTACCCGAATCGTGTGCTGATCTACAACTATGACAATCAGACTTGGGCGTTTTTCCGAGATAGTTTTACCGCATTGGGCACTTTCCAACGAACATCAGATGTGAGATGGTCAGACTTGGCAGGATTTAGCTGGCAAGAGTATATGAAAGCATGGAACGCCGGACGACAGCAAAGCCAGTTCCCTCTGATTGTTGGGGGAAATCAGCAAGGATTTATCCAGATTTTCAATCAGAAGGTGGGTAGCGATGCATCCTTACACATTACAGCTATCGCCACGGGCACCCCTCCTACCATTACTTCTCCTGATCATAATCTCGTTAACGGTGATATTGTGGAGATCAATGGGATCGTAGGGACAACGAGCAGCTTGAACGGATTTAGGTACCGTGTAGTCAATGTGACACAAAACACCTTTCAGATTCAGCAGAAGCCAAGATTCACGATTACGGCCATTAATACGGCCACTAATCAGGTTACGGCCACAGGAAACAACCTAAACGCTGGCGATCTCGTGCAGTTTGAAAATGTGGGGGGAACCGTTGAACTCAACGGACGAACCGGAACCGTTCTTGTGGGTGGCAACACTTTTACTGTCGACATCGACATGTCTGGAATGACAGCGTTTACAGCAGGGGGAACCGCAGAGAATTGCAATGGAATCTTTAACGATGTGGTGGTTGCGGGTGGTTCTACCTATCTTGGATGTGGAGAGATTAGAGTCGTTTCCAACTTCGTGATTCGTTCGAAGAAATTCAACATGCTAAATCAAGGGAGGAAGACCCAACTTGGATACATGGACTTCTTGGTTGATGTTACTTCTAATGGCCAAATTAGTGTTCCTCTCTATGTGGATTACAATGAATCACAAAGAGTAAATCCACGTAGCGGTGACTCTTTCTTCAACTGGGGCATCAATACGAAGCCTCAGGACAATTCCACCGAGAACCAGGAAAAAGAGTGGCACAGATTCTACTGCCCAGTGGAAGCACAGTTCATCCAGTATGAGCTCACACTTGACGAATCTCAGATGATTTCCAAGGAGATTCAAGAGAGCGGATTCAATCTAAATGCTGCGATCATGTGGCATGAGAAAGGAGCGAGGTTGGTACAATGACAAGTTTTTTACCTCCAGATTCCATTAACTCCTTCGTTCCAAACGACCTCATCATCCCCACAAACTTTGATGAGGCAAACCTTGTGCTTACGGATTATTTCCGTCAGACAGTGGATGCTCTCAATGACAAAGAGATCGCGCAGTACAGCACAACTGAGCTTGTGACTGGGCAAAAGTGGTTCATTCCTGGAGACCCGAACCAATACCGTTTCACCTATCGCAAGGTAATCGATTTTGGTGCTCTTCCAAATGCGGCAACGAAGTCAGTCGCGCATGGAATTACCACGACCAACACGACCATTTTTACCAGGATCTTTGCCACAGCAACAGACCCTGCAGCATCAACCGTTAACCAAGCGATTCCCATCCCTTATGTGGACCCGAACACCTTGGCAAATGGCATTGAAATCAATGTAGATGCGACCAACGTGAATATAACAACGGCGGCCAACTACACCGCCTATACAACAACCTACGTCGTTCTGGAGTATATCCAGAATGCACCATAACCAAGGGGGCTGATATGGCTTTTGATTTGATGGATTGGCTCGTCGGGCATAGCCCCGAGAAGAAGCAATTTGAAACACTCACCGGGCAACAGCAAGACTTTCAGAACATGATTCTGAACATGTTAGGAGGTCCTACCGGAATGGGATTTGATTTCCTTCAGCAAATTCTGTCTGGAGATGAAGACGCGTTTAAAGATTTCGAGGCGCCAATCAAGCGTCAGTTTGAGCAGGAAGTAGTTCCTGGTATCGCTGAGCGTTTTGCTGGCATGGGAACAGGAGGCGCGCAAAACTCATCTGCTATGCAACAAACCATGGGACGAGCAGGAACAGAGTTGTCTCAAAATTTAGCGCAGCTACGTTCTGGGCTGAAAATGGGTGCTTTGCAGCAGCTACAAGGATTAATGCAACCTGGCATGCAGTCCGCGTTTGAAAACGTCTACGATCCTGGTTCTTACGGTATCGTTGGAGGAATGTTACAAGGTGCTGGTGAAGGTGCAGGACAAGCAGCTGGAAAAGCTGGAATGCAATACTTTTTAGGTTAGGAGGAAAACGATGGTACAGATTCTACCACGCTTTGACCCAGGCGGTGAAATTGGGAAAGCTTTTGGCTCTGGACTCGGTCAGGGGGTTAGCAAAGAATATGACCGTCAACGCCTTCTGCAGGGGTTAAATTCTCTTAGCAATATCAAGCAAGAGGACCTGCAAAAGATGTCGTTCCCGGATCAGATGCAGACGCTCATGCGTCCATTTGTGGGGCTTCCAGGTGGTGAGATGATGATCACCGAAATGATGCCTAAGTGGATGGAGTATCTCCAGAACATGGCCGACATCGCTCCTGAGGATCTTTCTGATCCATCGAATGATGCACCAGCTGATTACACAGATGAGCAAAAGAGCCTGTGGTCTGCTACAGACAAGATTAATGAGGTGACAGGTGGTTCACAGCCTCCTAATCATCCTGAAGATGTCACTGAGGAAGTGAAAGAAACGGTCTATGGAAATGATCCTGAGCCGTTAACAAAAGTGGGTCCAAGCCGTCAGGGACTGCCTAACAACATGCCCGGACAGGTTCGTGAGATGGCTGCTGTGTTTCCTGAAATCAGAGCGATGGCACTGAGAGGTAATCCACAGGGTCTTTCCTTTGATGAGAAGCTGAAGTATACCAACCAGCTCACTCAAAGACGCGTGCCCAAAGATCAAGCGATCCGTCGTGTAGAGGATCTTAGCAACTACCTGCAACAGCAGGCGGGAGCATTCCAGGACATACAAAACAAGGTGACGGAAGAAGCACAGTCAATCTACGGTGGAACACCTTACTACTCGATGTTTCAACGTCAGATGCAAGCAGAAGCAGATAAGCAGGTCGATGAGGGTTTGATGGAGCCAAACAGTGTGATCAACGCTGCTAGGCAAAAAGCCAAGAACCTTGAGACTGTCATCAACAATGCACGGTCTGCTAAGGGTCGTCCAGTCTTTGAGATTGGAGTGGAAGACCGGCAAAAAGGATCAGCTAACTGGGTCGCCCCTTTGATTAAGAATGGGGAAATACAGACAGCAACTGAACTTTTGATGAAGAGTGACATCCCTCTTAAAGATGGAACGTCTGTACCTGGTCCGGACTGGGGTCCAGTTCGAGCAACTGAGATTGTGCAGAGTCAGTTGAAAGGATCGGATGTGATTCCACGTACCATCAAGTTTGCTGAGTCACTTCCAGACATGAGAGTGGGAACCTTTGCACAAGATCCATTTGGAGGCGCAACACGCAGGAAGAAGGTAGCTAACCGAGGAATGCAACAGCTTGAGGATTACATCGTCAATGACCTGCAACCTCAAGATAGCTTGGTCCTTTTGAGAGCCTACGCCAAAGAAAAGGGTGTGGAAGAAGATGAGTTCCGCACTGTTTTGGAAAAGGCAAAGCAACGTCGAGGAGACGAGTTTAGCGAGTATCAGAATTGGGAGGAGAGCACACTTCTTCCTTATGACGTCAAGCCAAGTCTCTACGAGGTGTTTACTGGTAAGAGAAAATGGTCTGACTTTTGGCAGGGGAAAAAATAATGGGATTCATTGAAGAAGCCGTCAGGTACGGATATCAAGCAGAAGAAATCTTAAAGATGATTGCGTCTCACAACCCGCAATTCAAAGAGAAGGTGGATGAAGCCGTCAAGTATGGCTACACCCCCACTTCGATCCTCCGTGATATGGCGAGATTCTTCAAAGGAACAAGAGGGGAAAAGACTGCTAAGGTGATGGGAATCAACCCGAAGTGGTCAAGGAATCTCGCGTTCAGTGAGGATCTTGATCCCGCTACTGTCATCCCCGAGCAGATGCAACCAGACGATGCAGGACGTAGCTTTCGCGATACTCTTGGAAATGTAGCAGGCGCAGGAGCGGGAGCAGCCATAGGATTTGCAACGGGAGGCCCTGCGGGTGCCGTAGGTGGCGCAACGGCTGGGTCAGAGATGTATCAGAAGCTTGTGGATAAGTATCGCCAACAAGGGCGCTCTATGAGCTTTGGTGACTTTGTCAAAACACTTGCTTCAGCTGCTGCAAAAGGAACAGCTACCGGATTCTCCGCCAAGTTTTTGATGGACGTTCTGAAGAACCTTACCTCTGAACCCTCTGAACAGGTTGAAGGGGAAGTCGTTCAAGAAGAAGGAGTTGCACCTGTTACCCCAACTCAAGAGGGTGCAGAGCAAGAAGTTCCTCCTAGCATGCCCGAAGAAAAAATCGAAGATGTGGTAGGCGCTGATAGCTATGAGATTTTTAGGGAAAGAGGCATTGAGCGCATCATTGATAGCTTTGCTACACAGATCACTCCTGAGCAAGGGCGACGTGGATTAAGGAATCTCTTCGGTGCGCAATACGTCAAAGACATTGAAAGAGAGACCAAGAAGCCGATAGAGAAAGTCTTATCTGAAGCGTTTGAGTTTGCTAAGCAGAAAGGAGGAGGTGGAGGACGCTCCTCGTTTGTCGATCAAGCCATGGAAGGGATAGAATTTAGCAGTCTGCCACGTCCAGTGCAAAATCGTGTCCGCATGATTAACCAGCAGATCGAAAGACTAGAGAAGAAAGGGGTGCCCTATGACAGCAAGCGCATACAAAAACTGCTCAAAAAAAGAGACAAGTTCATCCAAGGTGAGGGACTCAATGTAGCTGAAGAAGAAGAGGTAAGATTTGAGAAAGCGTATGGTAAGTCGGATGAACAAACCACGATGCAACCAGAACAAAGTGAGGTGTTTACAGAGATTTTCAAAAGCAGAATCCCTGAAACCGAAGAGGCTGGCACTTTACAGAAAAGCGTTAAACCATTGGATAATTCTCTCAAGTCTTCCAACGTGGTCGGCGCCTTTTTCGATGCCGATACAAATAAGATGCGCACTGTATTCCGATCTGGTGACATGTATGAGTACGATAATATTTCACTTGATGAACTAGAGAAAGTCACTGGAGGAAAAGCCAAACCGATCACAGAAGGGGCAACCCAGTACGGGTTTTGGTTCCCTGATAAAAAGAAGTCTGTTGGAGCTGCGTTTAGCAAGTTTATCAAGAAAAAAGCGGATGAGTTTCCCTATCGAAAGCTTGAGAAATCTGAGCTACGTCCCAATGAATCCCAGTTACGTGATGCCGTTCGCACCTTCAATACCTCTGGTATATTCGAACCGTTCAAGCAGTTCCGAAAAGGAGCACAGCAACTGGAAAAGGGTAAGATTCTTCGTGAGATGGAACCCGCATTGAAAGAAGTTGATGATGACTTTTTGCAGGAGATGGTCGCCATGATTGAAAGTGAACTTGGATTAAAGACCCCGATTAAGATGACTAGGCTGCAAAAAGAATTTAGGAAGGAGTTTTTGTAATGGCAATATCAGACAAATTGAAAGGAATGCTCGAAGGCTATTTGAAAGAAATGAACGAAAAAGAGATGCGTCTTGCTCTGCAAGCCATGAAACAAGAGCAAAAGCGAAGAAAAAGGAAGAAGAAAAAAAAGTAGTTTGATACATTGCTATATAGAAGACAATCTTTATAGCAACATGGTAGGAGGTATCCCATGGCAGTAGACAGAGACGGTCAAAACCCGACCGGGTACATGGGGGTTAATCCCTCAGAAAGACCAAAAAACATTCTAGCAAACCGCGCACCCACCACAACTGATCGAAGATTTAAGATCGGTACCATCTGGGTAGACCGCACAAACAATCAATCATATCAGCTGACTAACGTTTTGGCAGGATCAGCCACTTGGACTCTATTGGGACCAGGAGCATCCGATGTAGATACGTTGACCGGTGATTCAGGAGGTGCACTCAGCCCAACAGCTGGGAACATGAACATCCTGGGTGGCACTAATATGACAGTTGCAGGGGCCGGAAGCACATTGACTGTGAATATGGATGCGGCAATCTCGCTGGCAACAAGTGTAACATCGCCGATCTACACTACATCAGCCGCTGATATGAATATCAATTCAGCAGCCGGCCAAGACATCATCATGCAGATGGGTGATGCGGCAGCCGCCAATAAGATCAGTTTCGAGGATAATGCAAGTGCCGAGGTAGCAAGCTTGGATTCTAATGGTAACTTCGTTGCCTTAGGGTATTTCACAAGCGCAGCAGCTGCGGGTTGCAATCTTGTAGGTGCCACGCTAACAGCAGACGGATCAGATGCCAACATTGACTTGACTTTTGTCCCGAAGGGAACAGGCGACAACTTATTTACCGCAGGAGACATTAACGCTTCTGCGGGGGATATCATCGCTTCTCGTTCAAGTGCCTCAGGTGATGTGACTGTTGAGTGTACAAACTCAGACAACACAGCTGCAGATTCTGATGCATTCTTTGAGGTCGCAGTTGGTGGAACTTCAGGAGGTAATCCTGGGATTAGATTCCAAATTTCCGGTGGTCAAAACTATGCCATGGGAATTGATAACGCAGATAGCGACAAGCTAGTCATTTGCGCAGACAATGACCTTGGAACTGACGTTTTGATGAAGTTGGATGAGACTAGTAAGGATGTCGAGGTTCCTCAAGGAAACGTCTTGATTTCCGGTGCAGCTAAACAGCTTCAAGTGGAAGGTGGCGCTGCTACTGACTTCATTGGTCAAGCGACCCTAGTGGCTGGAACAGTGACCGTGGCTAACACAAACATCGCTGCAACTGATAAGATATTTGTGCAAAGAGAAGGCGTTGCAGCTTCAACGGCTCTTGGGGTTTTGGATGTGTCGATTTCAGCTGCTACAAGCTTCACAATCACCGCTTTGCAACCAGGAACACCAGGAAGCACAGAGACAAATGACGTATCAATCGTTAACTACTTTATCGTACGTCAGTTGTAAGAGGTAAACAGGGCGCCTGCGGGCGCCCTACCGTAAGGAGAAAGAATGGGCGTAGCAACAGGGTTAACATATAAAAACGTTGATATTTCATATCAGGATAATTTTAATATTGATGCTTTTGGTCGAGCAAGGGTGAGTAATCCTGAAACTCTTTTTGATTCAAAAAACATATTTGACGACGATGGATTAGCTTCCAATGTTGAGAATCAAGCCTTATTGTTTGATAACGCTGAAACGAGCGGTTCAGGAACTTCAACCAGTTTAAGAATAAACGAGGCAGCCCAACGAATAACCGTTGCTAATACTACAGCCGGAACACGTGTTAGACAAACAAAACAAAGATTTAATTACCAACCTGGAAAAAGTCAATTAATATTCACAACATTTAATTTTATAGCTAATGATGCAAATATCACAAAACGGGTAGGATATTTTGATGAAAACAACGGTATTTATTTTGAATCTGATGGAACAGATTTAAAAATTGTTAGACGTACATTTGTTTCAGGAGCTCCTGTCAATAACGAGGTGACACAATCTAGCTGGAATATTGACCCCATGGACGGAACCGGTCCATCTTTAAAAACTTTAGACATTACAAAAACACAAATTCTTTACATAGATTTCGAATGGCTAGGTGTCGGACGTGTAAGAGTTGGGTTTGTTATTGATGGATTAATTTATTACGTTCATGAATTTCTAAACGCAAACGTCTTGACAACGGTTTACATGTCTAAGCCAAATCTTCCAATACGATTTGAAATTACAAATGATGGAAGTGGAGCAGAAAGCAATTTAGATTGTATTTGTGCAAGCGTTCAGAGTGAAGGGGGTCAACAAGATTTAGGAATAGTGCGTTATGCTGCAAACACAACCTTAGTTGATGCTAATGACACTGGTACTATTTATGCTGTTTTAGGAATAAAATTGAAATCAGAATATATAGGGGCAGTAGTTAACATTATAAGCGTAAGTTTGTTAGAAACTGCTGGATCTAAAGATTTAGAATGGTCATTAAAATTCAATCCAACGGTTGCCGATACGTTTACCTATGTTGATGAACCAAATTCTTCAATACAAATAGCAAGAGGCGCCACAGCAAATGAAGTTTCAGATGGAATCAATATAGCTGGCGGTTACTTTAATTCTTCACAAGGAAATACGGCGGGTTCAGTATCGCAAGGAGTGTCTTCGGCTTTACGGCTTGGTTCAACAATAGCAGGTGTTACAGATGAGATTGTATTGTGTGTTAAGCCATTGACTGGGACAACAAATGCGGACGTGTGGGGTAGCATTACATGGAGAGAATTAACTTAAGGGGTTTTAAATGGCAGTATATAAAAGAGCATTAAGAACATTTGATACAGCAAGTTTATCCGCTAGCTTTCAAAATATTGGAGCTTCAGTCGGATTTCCAGTAAAGAAGGTGTCGATTGTGAACACGGCAAGCGTAGGTGTTTTGATTACGGATCAAAGCTCACAAGATGACATTGAAGTGCCAGGAGGCGGAACACTTTCGGTAGGAGAAGGATTGTCTAACGAAAACGGAACTAGCACAGGTGTAATTTTCCCTGCGAATGTACAACTCCAGGTCAAACAAGTGACAGCTTCAGGTGCTGGGAAGCTGATCATCAACTGTTTTGGGTGATAGATGGGCATATTTGCAACGTACGACGCTTTAACTGGTGGGGGGATCATCCCCGGAAATTTGGTCACGGCAACATCCAATATCACTGACGAAGCGATTGTTCGAGGAGACGGGGGTGCAAAGGGAGTTCAAGAATCTCTTGTTTTTATTAGCGATGCTGGAGCTGTAACAGGTGCTACTCTGTTCGAGGTGGATAACCTTCGTTTAGATGGAAACGCCATCTCTTCTACAAACACCAATGGAGACATTGAGTTAACTCCCGATGGTACGGGCCAAGTGGTCATTTCTTCTCTTACTGGGATCATGGCATCTAACGGTGCAAGTGGAATCTCAGCAAGAACATTGCAACAGCCGGCAGCTGGGATCACCATATCGAATGCCGACGGAACAGCAGGCGATCCAACATTTGCACTAGCCAATGACTTAGCAGCATTAGAAGGGTTGGCCTCTACTGCATTTGCGGTGAGGACAGGAGCCGATACTTGGGCACAGAGAACCTTGACTACTCCGGTTGACGGATTGAACGTAACCAATGGGGACGGGGTCTCTGGCAATCCTTCTTTTGCCCCAGCTAATGACCTTCTTGCCTTGGAGTCTCTTGCCTCGACTGGATATGCAGTTCGAACAGCAGCAGACACCTGGGCGCAACGCACAATCACTGCCGCATCCACAAAGATCAGCGTATCGAATGGGAACGGTGTATCTGGAAATACCGCATTAGACGTCGTAGAAGCGAATTTGACCTTAGACAATATCGGAGGTACCCTAGGGATACCAAAAGGTGGTACAGGGTCTACAACGGCCGCTGACGCTCGTGTTGCGCTTGGACTTGAGATCGGCGTTGATGTAGAAGCATGGGATGCTGACCTCGATGCTCTTGCAGCATTGGCAACAACAGGAATCATTTCACGTACAGGAGCCGCAACCTATGCCACCCGATCAATTACGCAGCCTGCAGCTGGAATTACTGTCTCTAACGGAGATGGGGTATCCGGAAATCCCACTCTCGCGCTTGCAAACGATTTGGCAGCTGTTGAAGGGATTGGAACAACCGGACTTGCAGTCAGAACAGCAGCAGATACCTGGACAACCCGGTCAATCGCTGTCACAGCGTCCACTGGTCTTAGCATCTCTAACGGGGATGGAGTCTCAGGAAACCCCACTCTCTCAGGAGTAGACGCAACCTCAAGCGTTAAAGGGGTAGCATCCTTCGACGAAAATGATTTTACAGTGACATCAGGTGATGTTGCGATAGCTGAAAGAGTCAGACAACGAGTGGCAATTCCTGGTGGGTATGTTGAGAACCTAGGGATTAGTTATTCAAGCAGTACCCTATCTATTACAGGGGCAGACGGAACTGCTCTTTCAGCCACCAATCCCGGATATGTGGTCCTCCAAGATAAGTCAACAGCTGGCCAGCTAAAGACATACGAGATAACATCTGACCAAGGATTTATCGACGCATCTGGTGCCTCAGAAATTACAGGCAATCTTTGGGGAATGGCAACAGGGGTAGCAACAAGCACAGATATTCCATTCTTTATTTATGCCGTCACTAATGATGTTGAAGACGCTATTGCGTTCATGATCAGTCGTGTCCCAGGATTTAAGGAGTCACCAGCAGCTGCAGACATAGCCGATCCAGGCGATCCCGTAGCAGATAACCAGTGGGGATTTTTTAGCTTCGACACAGTCACAGAAGCAGACTATGAGAGCAATCCATGCCTCATGATTGGCGGATTCAGAATGAAGATGGATGCCTCTGATGACTGGACAGTTCAAACACTTGGAGCAACTGATGGGATCGGATGTTTTCAAAATCACCGTTGGTGGCTTGTGCCTCCTGGGCAATTCGGCGCAGCAAGTGGGGGATTTTTCAGAGCAAACGGCGGAACAGCGCCAATTTTTACAACGCAAAGCTACTATTACAAGATTTACCCTTTCGAGCAGACTGCTTACCTTGCCATTGATTTTATTAACGTAAGTACCCAAGGGGTAGGGGCGGTGACGGCTAAGTTAGTCTCTCCATTTTACATCCCTCCAGCTTCTGGCAGTAGCTTTCCTAACTCAAAGGCCCAAGGAACATTTGTCGATTCATCTGCATCGAATGCCAGAAACTATGTTTCGA